CAGCAGCTTGCTCAGTTGGAAGCCTCCTTCCGCGGGTACCTTAATTGTAAGACTGGCTATGATCCTTCGCTGCTGGCGTCGATGCGTTCTCAATTCTTGAACAACAATGCGGCTACCTTCAATCAGGCAGGCCAGCAAGTCCGGGAAGCTTTAGGGGCCAGAGGCTCAGGGACAGGGCAGAATCCAGCAGGAGGGGATTATGCGCGCGGACTGTCTAGTTTGCTCGGAGCTAGGGCTCAGAGTCAGTCTCAGGGATTGCTAGGACTGAATACCCAGAATGCACAGCAAGCCCTTCAGAACCAGTTCAATGCCGGAAACCTGTTGAGTGGCAATGCAGCCATCTTGACAGGGACTCAGGGAGTAGCTGGATCAGGAGCTTCATCGGCTTTGTATGATTACATTCGGGCCAAGAATAGCGGGTTGGCGCAATCCTTCATGGGAGCCTTTGGGGGAGCATTGGGGCAAGGATTGGGATCTGGACTAAGTGGTGGAATTGGCTCAGCCTTCACTGGATTCGGTGGTGGAGGCGGTGGTACGGCTCTGCAAAATAATTTTAACGCTGGTGCTGGTGGCGCTGGTGGTCTTAGAACTGGGACTATTGCAAGCCCTTCAGGAACATATACAGTAACAGTTGGTGCTGGAGGCGCAACTAATACTGTAGGCGTAAATTCTGTATTTGGTGCAATTACATCAAATGGTGGTGGGTCAGGCGGTTTTGGTAGTCAAGGCGCTACTGGAGGCAATGGTGGTTCTGGCGGTGGTGGAGCAGGGCATACTGGCGGCGGTACAAATAATGGAACAGGCAATACTCCATCTACATCTCCAAGCCAAGGTAATAACGGCGGTTCTGGGTCAAGTTCCGCTGGAGGAGGCGTTTACGGCGGTGGTGGAGGTGGTGGTGCAGGCGCTGTTGGTGTAGATGGAACACCAAGTGCTGGCGGTAATGGAGGGGCAGGAACTGCTTCAAGTATTACTGGTTCGTCTGTAACTTATGCTGGAGGTGGTGGCGGTGGCGCTTCATCTTCTCCCGCTGGTACGGGTGGTGCTGGTGGCGGAGGTAATGGTGGAGCAACCGCTGTTGGTTCTGCTGGTACAGCCAATACAGGCGGTGGCGGCGGTGGTGGTTCTGGAATTGGGGGAAGTTTTGCTGGCGGTATAGGTGGTAGTGGTGTAGTTATCATTTCATCAACAGTGGCGGCTTCTTCCACAGCAGGTTCTCCAACTATCACAACTAGCGGTGGCAACACAATTTACACCTTCAACTCTTCTGGTTCAATCACTTTCTAAGGAATAAAAATGAAAATTGAACTACCAGTCGAAGCAGTGAACCAAGTTCTTGGCTACCTTGGAACTCGCCCTTATCAGGAAGTGTTTCATCTGATCCAAGTCATTCAAGACTCGGCAAAACCTCAAGAGGTTCCAAAGGTTGAAAATGGAAACAGTGGAGACTAAGCTTGCTGTGCATGAAGCTATCTGCTCTGAGCGCTACAACAGCATAGATCGCTCTTTGCGTGATGGGGACAAGCGCATGACCAAGATTGAGTACTTGCTGTACGCGGTGATGGTATGCGTCCTGTTCGGCCCCGGCGTCGCTGGAGAGCTCGTCAAAAAGATCTTGGGGCTTTAGCATGTGGGATTGGGTGGAAGCTATCATAGCCGCCGCCGCAATCTTCTGCTTTGTGATGTTTTGCTCTTATGTTATTGCATGGAGTTGGGCGTGGTAAATGCGTTGGTTCTTGCTGTTACTGTTGTTGGGGCTAGTTGGAGCCGTAGCCAAGAATGGCTGTCACGTCCGCGAGTTCTATGGCATAGGCTACACAATCCACAACCCGTCCGAGCGCCATCAACAAATGGTTGCATGGTTAAAGAACAATGCACAGTATTGCAAACCAGAAGACTATGTGGTCATTTGGAACAACCTGCCTATGTGGGCAGGTACAGCAGACTCGGCAGAAGCCCGAACTTTAATTTTGCGTGGTTATGAAGAGGCGCTTAAACGTGAAAAAAAATGAAGATCAGTTACGACAAGTGGTATCCAGTCGTGCAACCATTGGTTACCCCGCAACAAGATGTGTTTATAAAGCGCATTGAAAAGCAAGATGCTGAACGAGCTTTGCAGGTACAGATTGATAAAACGGTGAAGAAGTTTCACCAATATGAGTATGAGATTTATGAATTTAGGATGAAGCAGATAACGCTGAACGTCCAGATCAACAACTTGAAACGCGAGATTGACAAACTTGTATGACCAAGAAACCGATACCCCAGACGCATGTTCCAGACACGAAGGAGAAGCTGACGCTGTACGTCACACTCATGGTAAGCACGACCCTGTGTATCTCCGTATTGGCTATGGTAATCAGCTTTATGTTGGGTTTGTGGGCAAAGGAAGTGGACAACGCAGAAATTTTCAAGATGATTTCACCCGCTTTTTCTACTCTTATCGGCGGCATGATTGGGTTCCTGTCTGGTATCAAACTCATGCAAAATGAAGACAAGCCCAAGGAAAAATAATGGCACAGTTTGAACCAGCTTTTGAGCAAATGATTAAGGACGAGGGCGGCTACGTCCTGCACAACGTCGAGGGCGACACAGGAGGCATGACCTACGCAGGCATAGCCCGTAACAAGAACCCACAATGGGCAGGTTGGGCGCTAGTTGACAAAAAAGAGCTTGGTGGATCTCTGACGGGCATGGTGCGTGAGTTTTACCGCACAGAGTTCTGGGACAAGATGCGTGGCAACGAGATCACCAACCAAGACGTAGCCAACACCATTTTTAATTTTGGGGTAAATGCTGGCATGGGTATGGCTGTAAAGCTTGCCCAGTTAGTCGTTGGGGCTACCCCAGATGGCGGAATAGGCGCCAAAACCATAGAAAAGCTAAATGCCGTGACGGATGGACAAAGGTTCAAAGAGTCGTATGCCTTGGCAAAAATTGCCCGTTACGCTGAGATTTGCAACAAAAACAGGGTTCAGTCCAAGTTTTTACTAGGCTGGGTCAACAGAACATTGAAAGGTCTAGCATGAGCTTACTAGCCGTAGGATCAATTATTGAAGCCGTTGGGAAGGTTGCTGGAGACCTGATCACCACCGACAAAGAGCGCATGGAGATGGAGATTGAGCAACGAAAGCTCGATCTTGAAGAGAAAAAACTCGACATGGCTGGCGACATGGCGCAGATCGAGGTTAACAAAGAGGAAGCCAAGAGCGGTAGCTTTTTTGTGTCTGGCTGGCGTCCATTCATCGGTTGGGGCTGTGGCATTGCTTTTATCTATTCGGCGCTCATAGAGCCCATTTGCCGCTTTGTAGCCACTACCGTGTTCATGTACAACGGTTCTTTCCCAACCATTGACACCAACCTGACCATGCAAGTCATGCTTGGAATGCTTGGTTTGGGAGCTATGAGGTCTTTTGAAAAGTCTAATGGCGTGGCTCGTAAGTAGCCTTGTCACAAGTTAAAAGGCAGACTAAAATGCCACAACGAATCTACGAGGTGAACGCATGACGACCGCAAGTGTTATGACCTATGACAGTTTGGTCGAAAACATCCAGTCTTATCTGGAGCGTAACGACGCCTCCACGCTGGACAAGATCCCCCTGTTTATCATGCTGGCTGAGCAGGTTATAGCCTCTCAGATCAAGTTCTTAGGTAACTTGACCGTCAACACCAGCACCATGACCGCTGGGGCAAATGTTATTGACAAGCCAGCTCGATGGCACAAAACAGTCTCTATGAACATCACCGTGGCTGGTGAGCGCTTTCCTATTTTCAATCGTAGGTATGAGTACCTGCGCGAGTACTGGCCTGACCCCGCGCAGACGGAAGTCCCCAAGTTTTACTGCGACTACGACTACACCCATTGGATGGTGGCTCCTACGCCTACGTTGGCTTATGATTTTGAGGTTCTGTACTATGAACGTGTCCAACCTTTGGACAGCTCTAATCAGACCAATTGGTTCACCATCTACGCCCCTCAAGCACTGCTTTACGGATCACTTCTTCAAGCCATGCCGTTCCTCAAGAACGACGACCGAGTTCCAATGTGGCAAGGTCAGTACAAGCTGATCATGGACATCTTGACGGCTGAGGACAAGTTACGAATTGCAGATCGTCAAGCAATCGCTAGCGATAGTTAAGGATAAACATGAGCTACAACTCACCATTTACAGGCAACGTCATTCAACCGACAGACGTTTCTTATCGTGCCATTACGCTGAGCGCTAACACCCAGTTGCAGTGGCCTATCAACGGCAACGCGACTGACGACTACGCCGCTCGCATCATGCAGGTCACGGCTACAACTGCTGGTCTGAGCCTGTACATGCCCCCTGCTAACCAAAGCTCTGTCGGTAATGATGCGTTGATCCGTAACGTCGGATCTAACACCTTTACGGTCAAAGACTTTGCTGGCACCAACACAATCATTTCTGTTGCCGCTGGTGAGTCAAAGTACGTCTACATCACAGCTAATCCTACTACTACGGGTACGTGGGGCAACATTGCCTTTGGTACTGGAACATCTTCTGCTGATGCCGCTACGTTGGCTGGCTATGGTTTGGTTGCCAGTGGCACAACGCTGAACCAAAGCCACCCAGCTTTGACGCTTGTGAATGCGGGTGTTTTTGGTGCGGCAAACCGCTCTCAAACTTCCGTGTGGGACGGCGGTGCTGGTACTTACACGCTACCCTCTGCTTCTTCTTTAGGTAACAACTGGTTCACGTTGTTCAAGAACAGCGGAACTGGCTCAATGGTGATTTCCGCCGCTGACAACATTGACGGACAGTCAACAAAGACCTTTGCCCCTAACGAGTCGGCTTTTATTGTTAGTACTGGGACAACCTACCTAACTGTAGGCTACGGTGTTAGCAATCAGTTCTTCTACACGTCTTTGGTTAAAGCCGTGACCAGTGGGTCATACACTTTAACTTCAAGTGAAGCCACAAACACCATTCAGACCTATACAGGAACCTTGACTGGTAACGTGACGGTGATTTATCCACCTGTGGTTAACTTGTACGTGATTAAGAACTCTACAACGGCTGGCGGATATACGCTGACTGTCGGAACTGGTTCTGGTACGTCTGTAACTATTCCTTCAGGTCAGCAGGTTACTTTGGCTTGCGATGGGACTAACTTCTTTAACGCCAACACATCTCAGGCTGGCTCTATAACCACTGTTTCGTTAGCTGATGGAACGGTAGGAGCTCCAGCGTTAAGTTACGCCGCCGAGGCAAATACAGGCTTGTACCGTGCTGGCGCTGGTCAATTTAACACCGCAATTTTGGGTGTTGTGAGGTCTACATTGTCGGCAACGGGTTTAACCATCGCAGGCGCAGGCGCGTTTAGTGGGGCTGTTTCAGGCACAACTGGAACATTCACCAGTGGCGTTGCTGGGGGCACGTTCTAATGACCAAGAAGGTCTTTGCGCTCGACACGAAGGCTGGCATCCAGCGCGATGGCACGATCTTCGACAAAGAGTTCTATAGCGACGGACGTTGGGTAAGGTTCCAGCGTGGACGTCCTCGCAAGGTTGGTGGGTATACGCAGATCACCGCAGGGATTTCAGGCCCTTCCCGCGGCATTTACGTCAACCCACAGCAGAGCTTCAACAACGTGTTTAATGGGCACTCCAAGGGCTTGCAGGTTGTTCCTATCGATAACAATGGAGTAGGTGCTGGCGTGACAGACTTAACGCTGTCTAACTTTACGGCGTCGGAAAATAATCTGTGGCAGTTTGATACGTTCTATGACGTGAGTGGGTCTGGCAATAATTTGTTGTTGGCGCACCCCGGTCAGTCCCTCAATCTCATAGACAACAACATCAACACCCCTGTTTTGGGTGGCAACATCACTGGCACAAGCTTGTCCGCCATCGGCGTGTTTACAGCCTCGATGTACTTGAACAGCACCACGACAGCCTACTTGTCACCACAAGACCCCCAAATCGGTGCTGGTCAATCCATCTCTGGAACTGGCATTCCTTCTGGTGCTACGGTTGTCTCAACTAACCTAAGAGTCCCTGTTTTAAACGCCGTAGCCGTGACTGGCATTGCTGGACAGTGTTCTTGCACATCTACGACGGGTCTGTACATTGGTCAAACAGTAGCCGTTTCTGGTACTTCAACTGGTACAGCCACAGGTATTACATCTGGCGTGACGTACTACATCATCGCAACCAACTATGCCACGACGTTTACTCTGTCCGCTTCTTCTGGCGGTGCGGCAATCACCACAACGGCTGGAACTACAACTGGCTTGGTTTTCACGGCTGGTCAGATCCAAGATGTGGTAATTTCCGCCGCGGCAACGACTTCTGGTGCGTCTACGATTACCTTTGACAACAAAATTTCCGTCTCTGGTGGTTGCCATTACGGTCTCACATCGCCCAAATCAGCATCAAGGATGACCTTACCAACTTGGTAGTCGCCACCTGCCACGTTAGAGACAAACTTCAAGCGAAGCTCACGGCGCT